TTAGTCTCAGCGTCGAGCCTGTCTTGCTCTCTGCCCAGGATCTCTGTTTGTAGTCTTGATGTCTCTAACTGCTGTTCGGCTATAGCGTTCTGCTGCTGTTGCGCTTCGGTGAATCGTGCCATCTCTTCGGCTTGTGCGTCTGTTGGCTGCTCCGGGAATATCTCATCAACATTATCCGAGCCAATACGCTCATAGAAGTTTTTAACGATAGGCGTGGGATTACCGCCGGCCTGGATTACATTAGGTATCTGCTCCAGCTCTGCCAAAGAAAGCTGCATCCTTTGCATTTTGGACGACATTTCAGGGCTTGCAGTCGGGACAATATCAAGTGATTCATTGTTGAAATCAGAAACCGAACTGGCTTTCTCATCATCAAGTATCACCTTGTATAACTCGGGATCGAATACGCGCTTATCTAAATCAAATAAGATTTGGAATTCATCAGACATACTGTCAATGACTCGACCCATCAGCGCAGACGTTGAGATTAGCGCCTCCTGAATAATAGCCAGCGCGGTAGTTGGGGCGGTGTCAGCCTGTATCTGCCCGCTAGTATCCACTATCGCCGCGAATCCTCTACCCTGCTGCTCTAGCTTCTCATTAAGTGCAAATAGGGTTTGGCTTGGCTCGGGGTTAGGATTAGGCATCATGCCAGACTGAAGGTCAGAAGCTTTAATATCTGTAGCCTTCCACTCACCAGGCTTGAGGCGCATTGGCCCCATCTTCTTACGGAATCCCTTGGCGAGAAATCCGCCGCCAACATTCCTAATGGTGCCAGCGTCTGTTAGTTGATTAGTTGTGGTGTTGACACCCTGGGCAATTGCACCGAGTAAGTGCGAATAGCCTAGATCAAGGAAGGTTCCGTCTGGCGAGGGAATAAACCCATACTTGATAATCTGCTGAATAGGGTTAATGCGCACTAACTTGAGCCTGCTTATATCCTCAACCTCGGGCAATGCTTGCGGTGTTACTGACTGGCCCTCTACATCAGCAATAGTCTTTTGTTTGATAACCTCGACTAGGTTCATCACCAGACCATTAGGAGTCTTAACCATAAACGAGCGCATGTCATAACGAGGAATGATTCTCATTACCTTCATTGATCTTTCGTGGATGGTGACAATATAAGGCTCTTCGATACCATCGTCGTCAAGATCAGCAAAGCACTGCTGCTCAAGGAATCTATCAGGGTTTTCTTCGGCATCAATGGTGCCAGCCTGCTCATTAGAGCCTTCGTCACCTTCAGACTCTTCAGGGTATATATCCTCATCAAGCCAGATGCCAGCATTTTGACGCTCAACGACGCCGTTCTGATCAATGTCAAGAATCTGAGTGAATGATCGGTTGGTCTCTAAGCTGGTGGTAGCTTGGTTAACGGCGAAATCGGGGTACTGGATAATATGAGATGCGGTCGTGCCTAACAGTGGATCAAAGACAGTCTTCTTAAACATGCAGCCAACATTAGGCAGCGAGTAGAGCATACGCTTCTGGTCTTTGCGCCACCCTTTCATTTGATAATTAACCTGGTAGTTCATGGCCTCAGTGACGCGCTCGGCTAATTCTTTCTTCTGGCCAGTCTTGTCGCGCCCTATAATATCAGCTTTCACCAAGTTTCTAGCGCGCAGTATCTCAAGCGATGCCTTGTCACCAAATGCAATAGACGCCTCCGATAGCATTGGTGTCTTGAAGTTACTGGCACCATCCCAAGGTGTGGACTTAGGACGAAACTCTTGTTTCATCAGCTTAGTGCCTTCGTCGACGCCTTCCATCCAATCAGACATTGAGCCCCAATCTTCAGTGAATTGGCGCTTAACGCGAATGCCTAGCATTGCTAGCTTTTCTTCGTCGATGTCTTCGGCGATGTTCTGCTTACCGACAAACTCTAGTAATTCTCTAATAGCCATTGTTATTAACCCTTAACAATCCAGCAGCAGCAGTGGCACCAATGCTTTGTCGGCCTGATGAACCTGCACAATATCATTATCAGCCTGCTCATAGGCCGGAGTCTCGTCAATATAGCAGCGCTTAATAGTCTTGCCGCTACTGTCCTGAACCAGAAACTTAATATTATCCCCAGCTACATAATCAGGGAACACACCATTAGAATCGGCTTGCAATGGATTAGGTAGAGGGATGGTCATTGCTGAGTCTTGCCATACATTAGCAACATCACCGCTTTCTTTATCGAAGGAGAACATGCAGGCCTTGCCTAGAGCCATCCTTCGCGCCTCATCAAGGGTGATCTCTATGCCACTCTCTTTTAGTGCGTCGGCCATGTATAGCTTTAGATAGTTTTCAATGAACATTGCTAATATCCCATCGCGTTAGTGTCTTCAAAGTGATCATCGTCATCATAAAACTCGCGGCCAATATCATTCTTCTGTATAGCGTGGCGTCTCATCATGTAAGCGTAGCGAATAGCATCAACAAGATCATCGCCTTTCTTAACTATCTCACTCTTACCGTTAGGCTTTGATATTCTATGATAGCCTCTAATCTCCTCAAATACCTCAATTAAGTGAGAAAAAACCTTAAAACGTCCTGTTTTCATCAAATTATTGATTTCCATTAGTCCGGCCTCAACACCGTTGCCTCCCTCTTCCCATGTTGAATGGTCGTCTATCATCTCAAAGCCGGCCTCTTCGTAGTAATCTTTTTGCTGTTTAGCTGATCCCTTCTCATGCTGTAGGCCATCGTGTGGCCATGCTACCGGTACATCTTCAGACCAGTGCTTGATTACTTCCCATGCTTCATAGGGCTGGATCTTATCTTTCTTGAATGCGTGGATAACATAAAAACAATTGGCCCCCATATCCCAAGCCAGCTGTACGTGTGCTTGCGGGTGATCCCAACCGAAGTCCATGCCGTTGATTAGATACCAGTGGGCAGGGATCTCGAATGGCTCGCAGCGTGTCACCTGTTCTGAGTGTTCATAGATAAGACCAGCGCCCATCAGGGGTATGCCGCGTGATCTCATATCACGTTGATAATTAGGGTACTGGGATAATATGGCTTCTTTGATGTCGTCGCTTAGGTGGTAGGCATCGTCCCATGTTGCTGTTTGCAGGTACTGGGATTTGATAGGCTCATCCATAAACTTACAGACCAGCTCAGTCTTGCCATTCTCCGGGGTAAAGGTGAGTATGCCCCGCCCGCCACGATTTTTATCGCCGTTGAGTGTCCTGGTTATAACCTGTGGATATATCTCAGGGTCTTTGGGTTCTTCGTCGATGTGATACCAATCAACCACATCACCCATGAGCGCATGCTGGCCCTGACTGTATGACCAGAACTGACAGGTCGCTATGCCGTTCTTGTGGATAACCCTGACTTCCCTCATGGCCCCGCTGGTGCCGGTCATTGATCGCCAGCCACCCGGTGCAACCTTATCAGCCGGGATTAATCCACCCTCAAACTTACCGCCATGGAATCTGCCGAATAACTTTTGCTGCAATAGGTCGCGGGTCTTCTCGCCTGAGTATCCAAGCAGCCAGCACATAGGAGGTGATTCGAACCTGTGACCCTCCCAGTCATCGGGATAGTCACCGGTAAGGTGGAAGGCATCGATAGTGCAGCCGGTCATTGATTTACCGACCTGGTTAGCAGCCATCAACATACAAGCAGTATGGTTAGCTGTGGCCGCATTAAAGCGGTGCTGCCAATCATAGAGGGAGTTATAGGTGCGAATACCTATGGATTCTTTGTTACGCCTTATCTTCTCTTCTAGTAGAGATGCGTACTCAAGTTTTTGCGCTTTGTTCAAGTAGTTGCTCCAACTGTAGGAGTTTGCCATCTAATTCAGACTCACTAAGGTCTGATACTTTCAGTGAGCCTGTATGCTCTGTTGTTGTTCTCTCGCCGTACTTCTTTGGCCGATGCTTGCCTGATGTCCATTTAAACGCATCAATAGCCACTCTGGCTGCTTGTGGATCGTACTCACCAACAAGGACTTTATCTGCTATATCCTCGATCTGATCGGCTCTAGAGTCGGCGCTATCCTGCTTGGCACGCGCGTATTGTTCCACAAACCCTTCGTGTATATTAAACCATTTGTAGATTGATCCATGCGAGGGCATATCATCCATAGCCACTACAGCTCTTAGTGATTGCCCTAATGCTATGCGAGAACAGAACTCAGCTGCTAGGTCTTCATTGTAGTCGGTTGGTCTTCCGCCTGGCATTTCTTCCCCTTATTGCTCCCTATGGAGCATGGCTAGTGTGTTTCTTAGTTGTTTAGCATTCTTGTAACGATGATGTTTAGGTCTGGATCGGTTGCGCCGGTTAGCTCTATTTCCATGGTCTGGACAAAGCTCAGGTATGAGTCATCGGCGGTTGATGTTCTTACTACTGCGCCACGACCTTCTGAAGTGTAGACATACTGGTTAACAGTGCCGCCGCCAAAGTCGCCTTGAAAGCTTACTTGTGATCGACCTGATGTCTGGATGCGGACTTGATCGGCTGATGTGTCGGCCAATAAGTTGAACTTTTGCTCTCTATCGATGGCGGCCATAATATCTATCCTGTTATGTTCATAATTAGGTTTTGTGTGAGGTCTTGGGTTAGCTCTTGTGTTATTCCGCCACTTACGGGCAATACCGCTCCTACTGGGGCAATTACTATAGTCTGCGCAATATTGCGGCGTCCCACTGCTACAGCATAGTTGCTGGGGTTGTCTGTGTTCGCCGCCAGATTTCTAGTAGACATAGCTACCAGCGAATCCTGTCCGCCTGTGCCCGTGCTTACCTCTGTCTGATTATCAGTATATAGTGTCGGATACCCTGTTAGCGCGGCTGTGCGCTGTATAGACATTTGAGTTAGAAATAGGTTGTCTGCGCTACCCCACGTACTTGTAACTGCGGGCGGGTTTGGGCTATCCGAGTTAGCAGTTACAGCCGTGCCAGCCACCACGCCAGCCAAATCGCCGACCCAGGCATTAATAGCGCAGGCAATGTGCGAGGATTTCACTGTTACATCTGTTGTGAAATTAACAGTTGTGCCGCCCTCTGTGCCATCTGCGATCTTTTTAAATGTGGCCAGGGATACTGCTGTGAAAACTACAGGCGTATAAACATTCTGCCAGCCTGCGGGCATTGTGATTACAGGCTCGCCGCCAGTTGATATTTTAATCAATAACAGCTCGCCAGCGTTCACAGTCACTGGCATAGCTACGCCGTGCGTCGTAGTTAACGATGCCTCTGTAGAGGTATTGCCTGCTGCTACTGCTGGAAACGCCATTTAACGCCTACCCGGTATAAGTTTTGTGAAAGGTGCAGGCGATGGCTTACCCGTTTTCATTACTGCGCGCCTTTTTCCGCTGTGCCGTATCCATTTAACACCTTCTAGATCTTTGACTATTGAGCGACCATCTAGCAACGCCCACTCTTCAGAGTGATGGATTATGTGCTCACCATCTTTATCAATCTCCAGTTTTAAGATCGATTTAACCCGCTCGCGCAATTCCATTCGACCGCCGTTTATTACCTATTATAATACGGCTCTGATCATTCAACAACCTAGCATATAACCTGCGATGCGGGAGACCCTTCGGGCGTCCCGATCTTCCTGTTATGTGTCATACAACAATGTAACCATTAGCCCTAGCCCATGCCACTTGCTTACTGTTGTACTCCTCTTGCATAAAAGCCATTTTCTTTAGATAGCCATCTGAATATTTTGACTTATCGTTATCAGAATTAAACTTTGCCAACTCCTCGAATCTCTTTTCCCAAAAACCCTGCATAATTTCACCTTTAGTTAAATTAAAACACATAACAACCCTAGCCACGCGATGCCTTCGGCACTCGTGCTATCCAGGGTTATAAACCTATCTCGGCAACGTCTTACAGATATTGCCTCGTACAATATCCCTAGCCTCTTTACTGAAATCTGGATCAAGGTCGAAAAACTCACTCATGTATGTCATCTTCTCCATAAGGTTCTCAAAACAGCTTAATTGAGCTTCCATGATCTCTACTTGTCGTTCTGTTGTGTTACTCATAATAATTACCTTTAGTTAAATTAATGCTTATAACAAATAGTTGCAGCCGTCCTGCGGCCACTGAGCATGGTGGTTATCTATTACCGCAAACCCTCTGCCCACGATCTATCATTGTGATCATGCTCAACAGCCGGCACCAGTTTTACGCCGAGCCTATCCATGATTGCTAGATAGATGTCCTCGGGTGATCGGGTCATAAATTCTAGGTAGTTCATATATCCTCCTATAGATCCTCAATGGATTAAACCTCAACCTCGCACACAGAGCACTCACTGCCCAAATCTTCGCATTCGCACCCATCAACCTCGTCAACAACTTGACTATTTACCGACCCGCAATTCAGGCACTCGGTGTGCGTCAGGTTGCTAAATGGGCCTTTCCACTCTACTGGCCCCCCGCAATTACTACATTCCATTTCCTTACTCCTTATAATTTACCCGCATCTCA